GTGGTTTAAGGAGCTGGTCTTGAAAACCAGTGACTCCGCAAGGGGCCGTGGGTTCGAATCCCACCCTCTCCGCCATTCAATCAAATATTAACTAAAAGTACTATGGAATGTCTGTTAAACCAGATATCCTGTAGTACTTTTCTTATTTTTATATGTTCGTATATGTTCATTAAAAATCATATATATTTCACTATTTTTTCCCCTTTTTATCCCCTTATTTTCCCCTTTTTCAGAATTAAATATTTACATAAAGAAAGCACCTTTAACAGGTGCTCTTCTTTATTATACAGATAATGTATCTAAAAATCGTTGTTCTTGTTCTTTCATTTCTTGTGTAACATGTGTATACGTAGACAACGTAGTTTTAGGTTCATTATGACCTACACGTTCCATAATTGTTTTTAATGGAATATTAGCTTCTGCTAATAATGAAATATGTGTATGCCTAAAGGTATGTGTCGATACATGTTTATGGAAAGGTATACTTTTTAATAATTTATTCAAAAATTGAATATCGTAGGGCTGACCTCCATCTGTAACGAAAATATAATTATCTGGATTATCGTATTTATCCATGATTTGTTGCCTTGTATGATTGAGTTGAATGAAATACGCTAGAATCATTTGTGCTGGCTTACCTAATGATACACGTCTAAATGAGTATTCATTTTTCGGTGCTAATCTTTCATTCTTTTGTGATAGGGTAGCATTCACTTCTATGTATTTTTCTTTGGCATTATAATCCTGTACTCGTAGTGCTCGTAATTCACCGATACGTAAACCAGTTAATGATAAAAATGTAAATAATTTAGCAACTCTAGGATTTTTTTGTTCTACTTTATCTAATAATTCATCTAATTCAGATTTAGATAAAAACTTACCTTTTATAGCCTGTAATTGCTCTGGCGTTTTAATTGGCTTACGTAACACAATATCATCAAACATATCGATAGTTGATAAATAACCTACTCTTTTTCCATACTTATAGGCTTGTCGTAAATAACCATACGTAGCTTTCACATACGACCAGGATAATTCCGTTAATTTTTCATTAATTATTTTTTGAATATGAATAGCCTTTAATTCCGTAGCTACTATATCTGGATTAAACCATTTCTTAATAACAGAGGCATATTTATCTATATTTCGTTGTGTCGTCACTTTTCGTATATTACGTTCTGAATCAGCAAATTCATCGATAAGTTGACCTAAAACTATAGATTTTTTTATGGTTAAACCATTTATGATAGCATCTATTTTATCTTGTAATTGACGTTGTATTTCTTTTTGTACGGCTTTACCTGTTTTCGATGACGTTATATATACTTTTTTATATTTATGGGTTAAAGGGTCTTTATATGTCTCTCCATAACGATAAGAGACACTACCATTTTTTAATGTCCTTTCTTCAATAAACATATATTATCTCCTTAACATATTAACTATCGTTAATACAGCTTCAAATTCTTCATCGGTTAATGCATCTAATTTATGAACTAACGCATCTCTCATAGATTGTCTATTATTAGATATCGTATGTGCTGAAGCTAATACTTCTTGTATAGTAGGTGTATCTAATATATCTTGAAGAGCTTTTACAACATACTCTGGTACATTTTTAACTAAGCCATTTTCTAACATCGTATAGGCTGTTCTCGTATAACTTTGTGCATAACCATGTTTTACTACATAGTCCTGAATGGCGTTAGCCATCTGTTGTTGTGTTTTGAATCCTTTGGATAATCTTAATTGTTTTAATTGAATATTTTTCATTTGTGGATTCCTCCTTTATATGTTTAGTATACTGGATATGAAATAAAAAGTCAATGACTGTTCTTGACAAATAATTGTATATGCAGTATTATGATAGTGAGGTTTTTATTTTATTGGGAGTTATGGCTAAGGAGGCCATAGCGTATGCAACAAGAATGGGCTAGTGTAACGAATCTAGCCAAACTATTTGATATCGGCAGAACAAAAACAACTGCTTTGGTACATCAAATGGAACAAGACCCAGAATATGACGGAATGGTTATTTCATTTTCTCATAAAAAGAAGACGATTAACATAGCCGCCTTTCAAGACTTTCTAGTGAAGAAAGTACACAACCAATGGTTATCTTAAAAAAATTTATTTTCTGATGTGATTAAGAAATACCAGTAGGTAATATTAGGGTGACGAACAAAAATATAAATTATATTCTCATATGAAAATTTTGTTCTCGTAAAATATTTTTGCTTGTCACACACTAATATACATCTTGTTAGGTAATATACAAGATGACAGACAAAATTATTAAACTATTTTCTTATATTTCTATATATGAAAAAATTTGTTCTCGAAAAAATATTTTTACGTTAAGCTAACACCTTGATAGGTAATATACAGGGTGAAGCATTAAAAAACACTATGCTTTTTATTTAAAATCTTATTTGAAGTCATTCACTATGAATGCAGAAGGAAAACCAAATATGACTAGATTAGAAAAATTACAAGAAAAAGTAGCTGGTAGATTTGAAATTATTGAAGAAGTAGCTTTTGACCATGAAAAAGGCCATCAATACCATGTACTCAATTTAGAAACATGGGAAGAAGAAATTCGTTGTACTGGTGAATTAACTGGAACGAAAGATACCTCTTTTAATAATTATGAACCTGGTAGACGTTATAGTGTTTCTACACATGGTATGTCAGATACTCCATTCTATCATCAATGGAAGCAAATGAAATCCAGATGCAATAATAGTACGCAACCATATCACGGAACGTATTCTTTATTAGGTTACTGTGAAGAATGGGAAAACTTCGATAACTTTAAACGTGATATGTATGCTAGCTATAAACCTGGCTTAACTATTGATAGAATTGATAATACTAGAGGTTATTCTAAAGATAATTGTCGTTGGGCTACTCTTAAACAACAACAACGCAATAAAATAAATAATACGAAGATGCCTTTATTTGATGAAATACCATTAACTGTTAATGTAATTGATATGGCTGATGCATTTGGTTTAAATGCTATGACCTTACGTTACCGATTAGAAACTAATCAATCGCCTATGCAAGCATTAACGAAACAGACAAATAAACAAAAAGAACGTATGCAAGCTATGCCTCCAGAAGAACAATATCAATTTATTTGTGAATCTAATAAAATCTTAGAGCCTATCTTAGAAGAAGCCTTAGAACAATACATAAATTGGTATGATACTCAATTACATGCCTCTGAAATGAAATAATTAGAAGATACCCTCTATGTTATGTAGAGGGTATTTTTTTATGTATTTTCTATTGCTTTTTCATAAGCTAAGCCTACTTCAGCAGATGCTATTAAAACATAATAAGAGCTATTAAATTATCATTGCTTTAAGGCCGCTTAACTACATATGCTCGGTCTATTATGATAACTCGGCCTTTCAGTTTAAATAATGCGAACATATACCTTCTTTTATGTAAATAATATCTATGGTGGTATCTTTTATCATACTATCTATTAAAGTGTCAAAAGTGATATAAAAACCTTTACTTTTTTTATACTTTAACCATGCTATTAAGATGTAGTATGTTCTTGTTTTAATTAAGACATATTCAGACATCATTATCTGTGACTAATTTTCTTAATCATAAGAACACTCACCATGGCAGTTACTATTTTCTGCTCAATTTATATGTATTGTTAGGTAAACATACTCTTATTTTAGGCTAATAATTGAATGCCTTCTTAGGAAATATTCAGAAATAGGTAGCATGGCTAATTTTCTTAATCATAAGAAGAACAGAGTGATATTTTGCAGCTTAAACTGAAATAGCTTCGGAAACTGCTCTTGCAGACTACTTCCTGTGCAGGAAAGCGTTAATAGTGTGCGAAGCGTTAGCATAGTATATCTAAATTAAACTCCCTGTACTTCTTTTGATTAGAACCAAAAATACATATTAACTCTCCGAATCCGTCAAAAGATGGCATTTTTTCTTTAGGATTAAAAATTAAAGCATTTCTTAGCCACATATTGAGTTATTGAATCATATTAAGCAAAGAAAGGACTAAATTGTGTGCTTCTTTTGAATAGAGAAACAGCCACGAAGTCTTTTATTGAATATTTCTTATTAAGAGCAACAACATATAGTATCACATTATTTAAATAATATATTCTTAACAGCAATACCATATACATTATTTAACACATATTATATTAAAAATAATAAGTTTTAGACTTTTACCAGATAATCAACCACATATTATCAAAACAACAATATTTTAGATATAAAAGTAGCAGTTTTTTGACATGAAGACTACAAAATACAGTTGCCCTCCTAGAATTTAATAGAAGGCCAGAGTTATGCTAAACTACTCGATAATGCTAGACGTGCTGGCCTAGTAGTTATAATTTACAAAAAAATTTTATTTAACACACTTAATTAGAAACTTAATAGGTAATATATTAGTGACCAACAAAATTACTACGACAAAAAACATAGTTTCTACTCAATATGTATTTAATAGAAACGTCCATAGGTAGTATTAAGGTTGAAGAGTTTAAGATACGCATTATGATTATGAAACAAAGCCACATAATGTATTAAGATATCTTTATTTAAAATTAAGCTGTGATATTGAAATAAGTTTAACAGTAATATGTAGTTGTAGATATGACACATAATAGCTTCCGCATTATATATATGAAATAACCAACTATAATGTATTAAGTGAAGTTAGCAGACGATGTGTGTTCAGTCGATAACTCTCCTTCACCACATCTAAATTTTAAGCGAAACTTCTTCCTGTTTTCCTATTCCTATATAGAGCATATCTTTCTCAATAGAGTGAGAATGGAATATTAGCTCGATAGTATCTATCTTAAATAGCACTTTAGTACACTAAAATCATTCCCAGCTGCTTGGAGAAAAAGATATCAAAAACTACAAGCAGCAAGGAGAAAAATATATTAAAAAATAATACTAAAAAATGCTATAAAACATAGATAATATCTATATTAAATACTATTTTTAAGATGAAAATACAAAAAAAATAAGAATATCTCAAAAATAAGATATTTGATGTTAGGTAATATGTAGGTGAAGACAAAAACATATATTCTGTATCTTCTATATTCTTATATAGAACATACTATTTTTAAGTAGCTGAAAATAAAGATTGAGTTGATGATACCTATATTAAAAGCAACTCAATAAAGTTAAAATCTGCACGCTCAGCGTGAAAATAGGTATGATTTTACTTTCTCAGCGTGCAAACAATAATAAAAAAATATTTATTGTATGTGTATTAAGAAAATAGATGATAGGTAATATATAAGTGAACGACAAAACACATAAGTCATAACAAATGTACGAAATAATATTAAAGATAAGAAATTGGTTCTTGACAGTCAATGACATTTAGTTTATGATATGTGTATAAGGCAAAAGAACGAAAATAATTTGGAAGTAGTTTTTATATTAACTTCCACGCCTAAAAAGTTTCCTGTTTTCCTATTCCTATATAGGAGCATACTTTTTAGCAGTAGACAAAACGATATATTAGCTCGGCTATATGGTCGTAAAATAACACTTTACCACACTAAAGTCTTTCCTGGTTATACGGAGAAATAAATATTAAAAACTTCCAGCAACAAGGAAAGATATTTTTTGAAAGATATGAGGTACTCATAATGTCTAAAACTAAACAAAAAAAAGAACTTAATCGTTTCGCAGCTGATAGAAAGAAATTCTTCACTAATAACTGCAACTACATTAAAATCTCAGACAAAGATGCAGAACGCTATTTCTTCCATAGAAATAATGTACTTGACAGACTAAATAATATAAATTATATGTCTTACACTTTATTCTTAGCTCAATTCTTAAATAGAGAAAATAAATTAGTTACTGTTGAAGCAAGAAAAAAGAAGCCACTTCAAAAACAAGACCTTGTTGAATTACTTTATGATAGATTTGGCGTAGCTAAAAAAACAGTAGAAAATTATTTGTCAGCAGCTAAAAAAGCTAACGTATTAATTAAAACTAAAGGCAATGAATTAGTACAAGATACATACATTATGAATCCAGTTGCTTTTAATGCTGGCTTTGAAGTATTCTTCGCAGAATTAATGTTCTACTTCTCCGATGACTTAATTAAATTATTATCTCCATATCAATATCTTGCATGTGCAAAAATTGTTAATGTTGACTACCCAAAAGTAAATGAATGTAAATATCTTCCTATGATTGATAGAACACGATACAACATTGACAAAATTATGAATGGTGAAATGTTTGAAGTCGAAGGTGCATTTGAAACACCTAAAAAAATGAAATGGAACGAAGCTAAGAAATTCTTCTTAAAGAATGGTATCTCAAAAGTTATTGGTATTCCATCTGAACGTACTAAATTTAACTGTATCTTCCATAATGATGAAAAACAAACAGCTATGGTTATCTATCAAGACAGCAAAGAAAAATACTACTGTATTGAAGACCATTGTGTATCTGGCTCTGAACGCTTAGGTTTAGATGTACTAGATATGTTATATATCTTAATGGATATTGAACAAGAGTCTAATAAAATGAATTTAGCTATGGAATACTTAGCTAACCTCTACAATGTAGAAATTGAAGAAACTGTTATTAGTTTATATCAAAAATCTAATAATAATGTTGTGATTAAAGAAATGCCTCTACAGTAATATAAAGGGTGAGTAGACAAAATGATGAAAATAAACGATACATAACGAATTAATTAACATAGATTGGAGAAAAACAATTATGCCTATTACAGAAGAACAACGTAGTCAACGGAAAAAAGAAATCGATAAAAATATTAGACGTCTTAAAAAGAAATTCGACAGATATCTATTCTCTGAAATAATGACTAAAGATTATTATTATGAAGAAAAACAATTCTTATTAAAAGGTATCTTATGTAGTGAATTTAAAGACTTCATTTTAGTTTCTTGTGGCTTCGCTGGTTTTGAAAAAGAAGAAGAAAATAGCGGTTATGAATTTGCAGTCAATGCAACATTATATAAAGACGATGTATTTTATAACTGTATTTATCTTGAAGGCGGCTTTTGTGTATACACTCATGTAACAACTCATGTATGCTTATTAAGCTTCCCAGAAAGCATCTACAATAGAAAATATGATGATGAAGATTAATTAGCCAAAAAAAATTAAATATCTAATGTGATTAAGAAAATCCTTTCTCGGTAATGTGAATAGTGAAGAGGCCGTTAAGGGATATACACCACATATATCTAAGGAGCCAAAAATACTAAACATAATATATGGCTCCTTTTTTATATGTAAATTCCCTAAACGCTACATAATACTAATTCAATTTATTTACCCAGAAAGTGATATAAAAACCAATGAAAATTTCAACCATTATTGATAGTAGTAAAACATTAACCAAAGAACAAGAAAAAGCATTATTTAAAGAATATTATGAAACACCGTCTACTAGACGAAAAAGAGAAATCAAAGATGCTATTGTGTTAGCTCAAAGCCGTCATATTATTTCCATAGCACAAATTTATAGAGATAAAGGCGACATTGAAGATTTATTCCAAGAAGGTATGATTGCGGTCCTAGAAGCCTTTCCTAATTATGACTATACACAAAATGCTTCTTTTATGACTTACACAAAACAAGCCATTATTAGACAAATGGCTAAATATTTAAGACGTACTAAGGTGATGAAAATATCAGAACCAGCTGTCAATAAATTACGCAAAATAAATAAAGCCAAACAATTATTAGAAAGACTAAAGAAACCAATTACGACTATAGAAATAGCTAAACTCACTAATATTAAAGAAGAAAGTGTTATTTCTATATTAAATGCTATCTCTACAGTTGAATTAAATGTAACGCCTTCAGATGACGACGAAGAATTAATTAATACTCTCGTAGATACAAAAGCTGAACAGCAATTAGAAGATATTCTCGAAAGAGAATCCTTTAACAATAAAAATGTAGGCAATATTGATTTGTCTATATTATCTCCTCTACAACACAAGACATTAATGCTTATGTATACAGAACATAAAACAGCAAAACAAATTGCGGAAGAATTAAATACGACTGTAGCTGTGATTATTGAAAGTAAACATAAAGGACTCAAAAGATTAAAAGAAATTTACAATAAATAATAAATAATAGAAAGGTAATATGACTAATGAAGTACACTAAACAACAAAAAGAATTAATTAAAGAATTATTAGATAATTCACCTAATTATATTGAAGAACCACTCTTCGGTGAGGATGAACCTTATTATAATTTAAAGAAAGCTCGTAGATATCTCGAACAATATCGCAACGCCAAACTATCTTTAAAACAATCTGATGCTCTGGTTCAATTGTATCAACAAGATATATCTAAAATCGGCGACGAAGAATTACAATCTTTGCTTATTCAATACCAAGAAGTAGAAAAAGAAGCTCAAAGAGAATATCTTAAAGTGCAGCAGCAAGTGATAGCCACAATTAATCAATTAAATAATGCTAAATATAAATTGCTTCTTACTAGCTATTATTTATTAAACATACCAATAGCTAATATAGCAACAGAATGGAAAGTCGCTGGCTCTACTCAAAAAGGATGTACATTAAGTTGTATTAAAAATATATTATCTCAGGCATTAAAAGATATCTGTAAATTACTCCAAGAAAAGGAGAAACCAATTATATGACAATTATGTTTATTATATTAGCAATAGCATTTATTCTAATTTACAGCCTAGATTAAACACATACACTAAAAAAACACACAGAAAGGATATAAAAAACTATGGACTTTTACAATTGGTATACACCATCTAAGAATTTTATTATTCATGATTATGTAGACGAAGCTCCTCATAATCCTCCGCTCAAAAAATACTCTATGCATTTCTTTTTTATAAATCCATTGCCACCAATATATATAAAACGGCTGGAACAATTTAATATCTTTGACTGCTATTGTTATAATCCAAATACCATTAAAGGTATTTCCTTCTACTCCAAATCACTAAACTTATATAATAAAGAATTAATTTCTCTCCTAAGAGATATTGATACGTATTTTAGACTACAACATAATGAAGAACCTACACCTAATAAATGGAAATTAATCCGCACATTAAAAACTGGGGCGAAAGAAGAAAAACGTATTTCCCAATCTACTGTATATCTTAATTAAATTAAAAGGAGAATAATCTCATGCTTACTCAATATTTCACATTAATGAATCTTGCTTCTATTATTTTATTCTTAATGATAATTCTATTATTATTTGTCATCATCACCAATATATTCGAATATATGTTCTATAAAATAAAATCAAGACAGTATAATATATTTAAACATATCTCTCTAAAAGAAACTAAACATGATTATATATATACTGTTAATGATTTACCTTCAGATATAATTTTAGGACCAGAGCAAGATGTATTAAAATATACGATATATGACGGCGGCGAATTTAAATATCATGTGTTTAAATCCAATATGCCTAAACAATCTCTTATTCAAGCCCTATCTATTATTGACTATAAAATAGATAATTATTTAAAACATAAAGAATATCATCGTACAGAAAATATATTTAAGAAAATAGGCGAAGAATTTAATCGGTTAGGACTCAAAACAAAATAAATTGATTTGTACTTATTTATACCTATTTGGACTTACTACCATGCAATATCGTTAGTGTAGAAGCAAAACAAGTTTAATTCTTTTTTTCTGGTCATATTTGTTTTTACATGAAACCTCCTTTCTAAAATAAATTTCTTAGCCAAAAGTCCATAATTATATATCCTCCTATGTAAAGTATAATAAAGTGAAAAAAAATAAAGCAAAAAAGAAAAATACCCTCTTTTAATTAAGAGGGTTATTTTTTTATCCTAAAATAAGAACAAATGTTCTATCAATTAAAAAATCAATAGTTTTATAGCAACTTTCTTTATTTTTTATCCTAAACGATAAATGATAACAAGACATATAAAAAAACATTTATTTTAGCTATCTATATTTCAATTAAAAAATGAGGTGAGACTAATTGCACTCAAAAAAAACAATGCAGGCAAATTAATAATTGATGGCTATGTGCTAACAAGAAAACAAGCACTTTTTTGTGAAGCATATGTCTCAAATGGTTATCACGGTATTAATGCTATTAAAGCTGCTGGTTATAAATATAAAACACTAAATGCAGCTGGTGCTCTAGCAACAGAGAACCTAAAAAAACCGAGTATTAAAGCCTACATTGACTATTTACAAAAAGCCTCTGGATGTTCTGATGAAGACCGAATAAAAAAAACAGTTATTTCAATTGAAGAACGTCGTGAATTATTAACTAAGTTTGTAAATGCAGATGATATTAAATATGCAGATAGATTAAAAGCACTTGATTTGTTAAATAAAATGGATGCTGCTTATGAACAAAAAGTCACTATGAATACAACTATTAATAATCCAATGCAAAATTTATCAACAGAAGACCTTCGTTCTCTCGCTACAAATCTAATTGAGAATAAGAAGTCTTAATAATCCTTATGTAGTTTTTAACATATATGAACATATACGAACACTAAAAGGAGGTGATACGAATTTCTTCTAATACCCAATTGATAATGACACCGCAATTAGAAAAACATATCACGTTTGAAGCCAAATTAGAATTAGCTCGACGTGATTTTTTTGATTATTGTGAATTAATGGCTCCAGATTTTTATAAACGCTCCAGACAGTATCTTGTTCAATTAGCTAATACCTTGCAAGAATTCGTATTTAATTCTCCTAAAAAAGTATTAGTTATATCTATACCACCTCGAACTGGTAAATCAAGAACTGCATCATTATTTGCGGAATGGACGTTCGGTAAAGACCCTACTAAAAAAATAATGACTGGTTCTTATAATGAAACACTTTCTACTCAATTTGCTAAAACAGTACGAAATACAATTCAAACACAAAAAGTAGAGCCATTTATACCAGTTTTTTCTGATGTATTTCCAGATGTAAAAATAAAACAAGGTGATGCAGCTATGAATATGTGGTCACTCGAAGGACAATATTCATCTTATTTGGCTACATCTCCTTCTGGTACTGCAACTGGCTTCGGCTGTTCTTTAATGATTATTGACGATGTTATTAAAAATGCACAAGAAGCAAATAATCAATTAACGAAACAATCTCATTATGAATGGTTTACTAATACAATGTTATCTCGTTTAGAAGAAGGCGGAAAAATAATTATTATTATGACACGCTGGGCTTCTGATGATTTAGCTGGACGTATTATTAATCACTTCCAGGACGATGCTGAAATTATTTCTCTTAAAGCCTTACAAGATGACGGCACAATGTTATGTGAAGATGTATTATCTCGTGAATCTTATGAAGAGAAAAAGAAATTAATGTCGCCAGATATCTTTTATGCCAATTATCAACAAGAACCAATCGATTTAAAAGGTCAATTATATACATCATTTAAAACATATGATTTTCTTCCACAATTTGAAAAAATACAATCCTATACAGATACAGCTGATACTGGTTCTGACTATTTATGTTCTATTATTTATGGCATTTATCAAAAAGAAGCCTATATTCTTGATGTGATTTATACAAATGAACCAATGGAAATAACAGAACCTCTCGTGGCGAAACATATTTTTGAATATAAAGTCAATCAAGCTGATATCGAATCTAATAATGGCGGTAGAGGTTTTGCAAGACAAATCTCTCATTATTTAACAAATACATATAATACTAATCACACAGTCATAAGACCATTCCACCAATCCAAAAACAAACAAGCTCGTATTCTTTCAAATGCGACATGGGTGATGGAACATATTTATTTTCCACAAAATTGGCATAATAAATACCCAGAATTTTATAAAGCTATCACTTCTTATCAACGAGAAGGCAAAAATTTACATGATGATGCTCCAGATGCTTTAACTGGCGTGGCTGAAAAAGTAAATGTATTACAACCTGTTTTTTCTTTTGAATAATAAAGGATTATTTATTTAATGAATACAACTGAACAATGGATAGATATTATACGTCAACATAAAGGTGTATCAGAACAAGAATTCATTCAGTCAGAATTAGAACGCTTCTTGTCATCTACTAAACGACGTAAAATGCTCTTATCCAGAAAATATTATTTAGGTCAGCAACAAGAACCTAAACATTTAGTTTATACAGACAAACAAAATATGCAAGATGCTTCTGGTATCATTCCTAATCATAAAATCATTAATAATTTATTCGATGATTTAGTAGACCAAAAAACAAATTATTTATTGTCGCAACAAATCGACACACAAACAAGTGATGATATTGATGTAACTGATTATTTTAATCCTAGCTTCCAAAATCTATTAAAAGAATTAGGTAAAGACGTATATCAGTGCTCTATTGGTTATTTGCATCCTTATATTAATGAACAAGGTGCTCTTTCTTTTAAACGTTTTAAACCAGAAAATGTAATTCCATTCTGGCACGATGAAGCACATAAACAACTCGATGCATTTATTCATTTTTATGACGTGGAAATATATCAAAGCACTAATATCACGACAACAGAAACACACGTCGAATATTATTTACCAGAAGGTGTTCATTATTATATTTATTCTAATGGTCAATTAGCACCAGATACTTCTAAATTAAATACTGCTTATATTCATAAAAATGATATTTCTTATAATTGGTCTTCTGTTCCATTAATTTGGTTCAAGCCTAATTCTGATGAAACATTCTTATTAGATAAAATTAAAACATTACAAGATGCATTAAATCAAATGCTCTCTAATTTTGCTAATGTTATGTCACAAGATGTACATAATACGATTTTAATTCTTAAAGGCTATGAAGGTACAGACTTAGCTGACTTTAGATACAATTTAGCAAAACATGGCGTGATTAAAATATCTGGCAATCCAGAAATAGAAGGTGATGTACAAGCCTTACAAGTCAATGTAGATTCTACGAATTACACAACCATTATTAAAGAATTAGAAAGGGCTATTATTACAAATGGTCGTGGCTTTGATGCTAAAGATGACCGTATGGCAAATAACCCTAACCAAATGAATATTAATTCTATGTATTCTGATATTGATTTAGATGCTAATGAGATGGAAGCTGAATTTCAAGCTTCTCTACATCATTTAGTGGACTTTATTAATGCGTATCGTTCTCTTAATAATTTGCCTAGTATTGAATCTATTAATTTTATCTTTAATAGAGACTTACCTGTTAACCAACAAGACACAATTGATGCTATTAAAAATTCTGTCGGTATTGTATCCGAAAGAACATTAGTAGCTAATCATCCATTTACTGTGAATGTTGATGAAGAACTAGAACAAATTAAAAAAGAACGACAAGAAACACTACATCAAGATTATACCTACGAAGGTGAATAATGTACTGGAACGATAGATTTTTACAAACAAAAGAAGATGGTTTATCAGATGCACTACAAGAATTCAAACAACTAAATTCCATAACTCAATATGCTCTTGAAAAGCAACTTTCACAAATACAGGCGTTTTATCAAAAATACGCAAATACTAATGGCTTATCGCTGCAAGATGCTAAGAAACAATTAACAGATAGAGAATTAAAAGCATTTAAATTAACCCTCAAAGAATACACAAAACTAGCACAACAAAAAAACTTATCCAATAAACAAATTAAATTATTAGATAATGCATCTATTCGTTCCAGATTATCACGTATTGAAGCCTTATGGGTACATACACAACAATTTGCAGAAGAAATGGCTGCTGATATGAATACAGAAATGACTACTTTTTTATCTAAACAATATCAATCTAGTTATTATCAAGCAGCGTATTTAACTCAATCTCTTATGGGTAGCTACCAGACATTTAGACAAGTACCTAAAAAACAAATACTGGCAGCTATTCAAGAACCCTGGAATACATTAAATTATTCTGAACGTATCTGGAGACAAAGAGATGCGTTAATTATTAAATTACAACAAGAAATAACACGTTCTTTCATTGCACAAGAAGCATCTGAAAGAACAGCAGAACGTATTTCACAAGCATTTAATACTCAAACTTCTAATGTACGCAGATTAGTCGAAACAGAAACTGCTTATATACAAGAAAAAGCATTAGTTAATTCTTTCACGGAATTAAATGTTAAACAATATCAGATACTGGCAACACTCGATAAGCACACATCCTCTACTTGTAGGCATCTCGACAAAAAAGTCGTTAATGTATCTGATTGCAAATTAGGTGTAACTGCACCACCATTTCATCCTTATTGTCGGTCTACGATGATTCCTTATGTAAAAATAAATGAACGTGCATCCAGACCAGACACTAAAACTGAATATATACCAGATATGAATTATCAAGAATGGGAAGACAAATATTTAACATAAATATCTTGTCTTTTTTTATTGCTTAAAGACGATAAAGAATAAGCAATAGCAATTAATCAAATGTGAGATGTGACTCACGAAAATAAAACGAAACGTATTAATTAATTCAAGGAGTATTTTATCCATGACAAAAGAACAACTTCAAGCCCTCAACCTTACAGAAGAACAAATTAATGCCATCATTGAAGATTATGGCAAAAACTATGTATCGAAAGCACAATTCAACGAAAAAAACGATGCATATAAACAAGCCAAACAAGAAATTGAAAACCTAACGAATGATATTAGTACTTTATCCGAAGCTAATAAAGCGAATGAAGCATTGCAATCTCAAATTAAAGAACTTCAAGATGCCGCTACTCAAAGGGAAGCTGATTATAACGAAAACATTAAGAATATGAAAATTGATACAGCTATCACAAAAGCGTTAAGTAAAAGCGGTGCTATGAACGAAACTATTTTAACTGGCTTATTAGACCGCTCAAAAATAGCTATCGGTGAAGATAATACTATCACAGGTATTCAAGAACAAATTGTGGCACTAAAAGAATCTGACCCTTATTTATTTAAACAAGATTCTATTAAGGGCGTTGTTCCTGGTGATGCAACTTCTAAAACACATGACGGTATCACGAAAGAACAATTTAATAAAATGTCTTATCTTGACCGTGTACAACTTCAAGAAACTAACCCAGATTTGTATTCTGAACTTTCTAATTAATTAATAAAAAGGAATTTAACTAACAATGGCAAACGAAACTAAATTAGCTAATATTATTAATCCACAAGTTATGCAAGATATGGTATCTGCTGGCTTGCCTAAAGCATTAAAATTCACACAATTCGCAGCAGTAAACGAAGACCTTAAAGGTGTTCCTGGTGACACTATCACAATTCCAGTATGGGCTTATATCGGTGCAGCTGAAGATGTTGCAGAAGGTGCAGAAGTAACGACTACTACTATGACTGCTTCCACTAAAACTGTACAAATTAAAACAGCTGGTAAAGCAATCACATTGACAGATAAAGCCGTTAACTCTGGTTTGGGTGACCCAGTAGGTCAAGCTACTCATCAATTATCTTTGTCTATGGCAGATAAAATTGATAATGATGTATTGGCAGCATTGGCTACTACTTCTTTGGCAGCTACTTCTACTAAAGTTATTTCTTATGAAGGCGTTGTATCTGCTGTCGATAAATTGAATGAAGAAGGCAATACAGAAAAAGTATTGTTCGTAGCTCCTAGCCAAGTAACTACTCTTCGTTTGGACCCTAACTTCATTGACCGCAATAAATATAATGGCGACGTTATGATGAACGGTGAAATTGGTATGATTGCTGGCTGTCGTGTAGTTGCTTCTCGTCGTATTGATGATTCCAAAGCAAATATCGACAACTTCATCGTATGCTTGTCTCCAGAAGTAGAAGATGGTACTCCAGCTCTTCCAGCTGTAACTATTTATACTAAAGCTGAAGCTATGCTCGAAACAGAACGTCATGCAAAAGCATTGTCTACTGACGTTGTAGTATCTGCACATTATGCTGTAGGTTTGACTAACGAATCTAAAGTCGTTAAAGCAACTTTCAAAAAATAATATAGGTTAACACATGGAACATATTAAAGAACTCATTCGTATGGCTACACATTTTAATGTAACGCCAGATTATGACAATGTTCTTCAATATATCTATGATTCAGAACGGCAATTTCTTTTGAATATTTTAAATGATGAAGAATTGCCTTCTGAACTTAACCAATTATTAGATAAACGTGTAGCAGCAAGATTTATTGAACATCATAAAGACACTATTTTACAATCCTCTGATTTACAGCCTATCTCTAAATTAAAAGAAGGCGACACAGAAATTGATTTTGATAGTGCTCATAATGCAGCTACTACGTTATCTACTCTTACATCTAAATGGTTATCACTAGAAGGTACTGATATTACATGTTATCGAAAATTAAGATGGTAGCTAGACAACATTACGAGCGGCTCTATACCGATACATGTATTTTGACTGAACAGCGGAAAGCCATACAAGACCCTACGACAGGCATCATTACAAATGGCGAACTCGAAGAAGTGCGTTGTCCTTGTCGGTTATCTTTTAAGACACTTCAAACAAATGATATCGTTAATAAATTACCTTCCGCATCACAAACTGTAGTCTTGTTTATGTCTCCAGACATTGTGATTAGACCTGGTACTGATATTGAAGTGATTAGAAATAACAGACGTTTTAAATATACGGCTGCTTCACAAGTAGCACTATATGATACACATCAAGAAATACAACTCACATTAAGGAGCAAGCACAATGGCTGACGTAACTGTTGATTTATCTGGCTTTGATGAATTAATTAAAAGAACAGAAGCATTACAACATAATCTTCCTTCTTTAAATGAAAACATCACAGATAATTTAGCACAGAATTATTTAGCACAAGCTATTGCAGCTACTCCAGTCGGTGAAGTAAATATATCACCAGACGGTAAATATCGTACACATTCTGAGCATATGAGACGGTCCTGGGAAGCAGAACGTATTAATGATACGACTGTAAAAGTACAGAATACTGCTTCATATGCTTCCTACGTAAATGATGGCCATAGACAAAAACCAGGGCGTTTTATTCCTGTATTAGGTAAACGCTTAACTAAGTCTTTCGTAAAAGGTCTACATATGCAAGAGAAGGCAGAAGCATCTACAAGAAAAGCTTCTGACGGTATATTAAAGAACGCTCTCGATGATTATTTAGCATCATGGGGCAAATAATACATGAATTATATTAACGAAATACAAAAAGCTATAGCTAAAGCATTATTTAATTCTTTTAACTATCCTATTTATATAGACGAAATAAAATCAGATGCACAATTTCCTTGCTTCGTCATCGAAACATTAAATACAGAACAAAAGCATTTACTAGATATTCGTTATGAAAGAAGAAATGACTTTGATATTATGTTCTTTATTTCTGACGATGATTATATTGAAGCACAACAGGAACAAATTAATCCGATAACTGAAAGCCTTTATTTTGATTTAGAATATATCACATTATCTGATGGTTCTTTATTAAATGGTATTGATATGAGTCATCGAATTACAGACGGCATATTACATTTTAAAGTGTCTTATGAATATCATATCTTAAAAGTACGTCATGATGCTGACCCTATGCTTACATTACATCAAAATCAAGAGGTGTCCAATGCCAAGAGCAAAGAAAACTGATGAAGTAAACGTAGAAAATGTAGTAGAAGAAACAGTAGAAAATACTGCTCCAGTTGCTACATTTAGTCCAGAAGTCATTATTGCTTCTGAACGCTTTAAACAATACGCTGATTTAATTGCAGCTGTTATTGAAAACCGTGAATACAGTATCGAAGAAGTAGAACAACTTATTCAAGATACATTAAATAAACCAATCGTAGAAACTATTAATGATTAATTAAAAAGGAGAATTACCTTATGGCATTAGGTGGCGGCTACTGGCTTTTCCAAAATAAGACATTGCCAGGTGCTTATATTAATTTCGTGTCCAAAAATAAAGCATATGCAGAAATTGTTGACCGTGGTTATGCAACAATGGCTTTGTCTTTAGACTGGGGCGAAACAGGTAAAATCGTGCGTGTAGAACAAGAAGAATTCCAAAAGGATTCTGTTAAAATCTTTGGCTATGACTACGCACATGAAAAAATGAAAGGTCTTCGTGACTTATTCATCAATACTAAAACATTATATTTATATCGTTTGAATTCTGATGCAGTTAAGGCACAATCTACTATCGCAACTGCTAAATGTGGTGGTGTACGTGGCAATGATATTGCTGTTGCTATTTCTGCTGACATTAACGATGCTTCTAAATTCGTAGTGACTACATATTTGAAAACAGATGATGTAGTTAAAAAAGTAGATGAACAAACTGGTTTAGCTACACCTAAAGAACTCGAAGATAATGCATATGTAACATTTAATGAAATGTCCGCATTCACAGCTCAAGCAGCTACTTACCTTACTGGTGGTACTAACGGTACAGCTGTACAAGCGTCTGATTATCAAAAATATATTGAACTTATCGAACCATTCTATTTCAATGTATTGGGTTATACAGGTACAGATAATACAATTCAAAATTTATTTATTGCATTTGCTAAACGTACACGTGAAACGACTGGTCAGAAATTCCAAGTATGTCTTTATAATAACACTCGTGCTAATTATGAGGGCGTTATTTCTTTGGCTAATAAAGTAACAGATAGCGGTGCTGAACCTGGTGCTGGTGTATATTGGCTTACTGGTGCAGAAGCATCTTGCCCTATTAATAAATCTTTGACCAATAAAATTTATGACGGCGAATATAACTTCAACGTGCAATATAAACAATATGAATTAGAACAATTCATTAAAACTGGTCAAATCGTATTCCATAATGTAGCAGATTCTGCATCTGGCAACGTAAAAGGTAACACTCGTTTGTTATCTGATGTGAATACTTTCACTGAATTCTCTAAAGAACGTACTAAAGACTTCGCATTGAATCAAGTTATTCGTGTACTCGATAATTCCGCATATGATGTAGCTCGATTATTTAACAATTATTATTTAGGTAAAACACCTAATGATAAAGATGGTCGTATTGCATTATGGAACGATATCGTTAAATTATTCGAAGACTATGCTAAAGTACGTGCAATTAAAGAATTTGAATCCAAAGATGTAGAAATTCCTACTGAAGGCGACGAAAAAGGTTCTGTAGTCGTAAACTACGAAATTAATCCTACAGTTGCTATGGATAAATTGTATGCTACTTGCTACGTGAAATAAGGAGTACTAAATAATGGCAGATAAAGCTCAAACTATGTTAGCAAAAGACGTTATTCGTGCAGTCGAAGCTCGTGCTTATATGACTATTAACGGTAAACGTCGTTTGTTACTTAACGCTAAAAAAGTCACTATTAAAGTTGATAAAACTAAAGAAGAAGTGGCTATTTTAGGCCGTATTAATAAAGGCAATAAATCTACTGGTGCTAAAGGCACTGGTTCTATGACAGTATACGATAATACACCTATCTTTACAGAATTAATGCTTGATTTTATGAATCATGGTAAAGATGTGTATTTTGACTTGCAAGTAACTAATGAAGATTCCGACTCCGCAGCTGGTTCTCGTACGGTCGTTATTAAAGGTGTTAACATCGACAACTTTGATTTGACTCTATGTGATGCTGACGGCAAATATTTGGAACAAGACGTAGACTTCACATTCGAAGGTCTTGAAATTCCAGAAAACTTCAAAGAACTTGATGGTATGCAAGCTTAAATTAATTATGTAAATCTTAGATAAGGGGCCTCATGGCTCCTTATATTTTTATAATCAAGGAGATTAACCTCTATGGCAGATATCAAAAATATGTCTTTAAATGGATTCTTTAAATCTAATGCTAAATCTTTACCAGATGTAAAGGTGGTCGTATCTGAACGTTTCACTAATGAAGATGGCAGCCCTATTGAATGGGTATTGCATCCTATTAGTACTAAAAAAGTAGAAGAAATTACGAAACGAAATACTAAAACTACTATTAAAAATGGCAAAAAAGAATCTACCGTTAACGAAGAAAATCTTAATGCAGAACTTCTCGAAGCTGTTGTATTGTATCCTTCTTTGAACGATGCTGAACTACAAGATTCTTATGGTGTATCCTCCGCTAATGAATTGCTAAGTGTTATGTTGTACCCTGGCGAAACACAAGTCTTAACTAATGCCTTACAAGAAGTTATGGCTGGTACTAAAGCTAACGATATCGACGAATTAAAAAACTAATAGAGGAGAACCCAGAGGCATATCTCTACCATAGGGCCCTCCAAGATTTACATATCCGTCCGCTCGAATTAAATTCTATGGATGAACAAGAACGCAATTTTATTTTTGCTTCCCTCGCCATACGAGAAAAGGAGCGTGACTACATTTCTAAAGAATTAAAACGCAATAAATCAGGAGTAGAATATGTCTATACTATCTAACACAATCAAGTTAAATAACGGTGTTTCTCCTGTTCTTAACAATATTAGTCAAACGGCTGGTACGGCATCAAATAGTATGTCAAATTTTGCTCAACAAGTTACACATACTGGTAATGCTGCTAATAAAACAAACGGTTCTTTATCGAATTTAAAAGCTATCTTTTTAGGTTCTTTAGGAGCTAATATAGCAGCCGCAGCTATTCAAAAAGTCGGTGATGCTATTGGTCATGTATTCGACATGGCACAAGAGTTTTCATCTATACAAGCTAGACTCGGTTTAATAGTCGGTGAACAAGGTAACGTAGCAGCCTTAAATAAAGAGATTTATGAATCTGCAAGACGTTCTCGTACTGAATATGCTTCTATGGCTGAAACAGTAGCTACGTTATCTCAATCAGCTCATGATGCATTCCCAGACCCTAAAGAGGCCGTCGATTTTGCTGAAAAAATTAACAAAGTCATGGCTATCGGTGGTACGACTGGCGAAAATAAAAAGAATGCTATGATTCAGTTGACACAAGGTTTAGCTTCTGGTCAGTTACAAGGCGATGAATTTAGAAGTATAGCTGAAAATGCTCCGATGATTGAAAACATCATAGCTAAAACTATGGGTGTTTCTCGTGGTGAATTAAAGAAACTAGCTTCTGAAGGTAAAGTTACAGCTGAAGTCATTAAAAAGGCTATGACAGATAATGCTGATGAAATTGAAGCAGCGTATCGTAAATTGCCACACACATTCGCTGATTGGGCCACTGATATTAAATCGGTAGCAGAATATGCATTTGCTCCATTATTCGATGCTGTTAATGAGTTAGCTAATTCACCAGAATTTAGACAATTTGTCGATAGCATAGAAAATAATATTCAGTATATAGCACCTATTATTAAAAATGTATTTAATGAAATATCCTATGCATTTAAGCAAGTATTAACGACAGGTCAACAAGTATTCGGCTGGCTACAAGAAAATGCATGGTTCGTACACGGTGCTTTATTTGCATTAGCTACCGTAGCTCTTGTATATGCTGCTAACTGGTTAGTGGCTACAGCTTCTACCGTAGCGGCTACCGTTGCTCAATGGAGTTTAAATGCCGCTATGTTAGCTTGTCCAGCAACATGGGTAGCATTAGCTATTATGGGTATCGTAGCTGCTCTATATCTCGTTATCGATATGTACAACGAATGGACTGGTAGTACGTATACAGTAGTCGGTGTGATTGCTGGTGTATTTGGTGCATTATGGGCTATTGTCTATAACCAAATAGCGTATATCTGGAATATTTTCATTATCTTCGCTAACTTTATAGCTACAGTATTTAATAACCCAGCAAAAGCTATTAAGAATTTGTTTGGTAGCTTATGGAACAACTTAGTCGAATTTGCTGTACAAGGTATTAATGCAATGCTCGACGTTATGAAACAAGTACCATTCCTTAAAAAATTATTAGATGGTGTAGGTCATGTCGTAGCTTCCAGATTCCAAGTACAAGTTGATGCTGGTGCATTTGATGATTATAAGATGCAGTATAAAGATATTGGTGAAACAGCTGGTGCAGCACAATTAGCTGGCGATGGTTTAGTCGGCAAGATTAGCAATATTTTTAATCCTGGTCAAACTGACCCTAATAGTACCAATAACAATAACTCTAATAACGACAAACGTGCAGCCGTATCTGATGCTGCTAAAGACACAGCTAAAAATACTGGTAAAACTGCTAAGAATACCGAGAAAACAGCTAAGGCATTACAATTAACAGCTGACGAGATTAATACGTTACATAAAGGCATTATGAACGATGCGATTAAGTCCTGGTCTCAAAGAACTATTCATTTGAATGTAACGAATAATAATACCATTGATTCTAGCGTTGATTATAACGACTTTAACACTAACTTCGCTGACGGCTTAGCTAATGCATTCAAACGTAACACTGGGGAGGCTTTAACATAATGTATTATTTTTATTTAGATAACCTCCAAATTCCTATTCCACCTAAAACACTTGATATTTCTTATAACAACAAAAATGAAACAGTGGATTTATTACAGACTGGTGAAGTAACGATACCTAAACCATTAGGTTTGACTGAATATTCATTTGAAATATTGTTGCCTAATAGTCAATATCCTTTTAACCAATCTATGTTGGAAAAAGGCAAAAAAGCCGAATATTATGCTAAAAAAATACATAGCATGAAATTGGCTGGTAATCCTGTTAAATTCACCGTAGTCCGTATGAAACCTACTGGCGAAATGCTGAGTATGATAACAGAGCGTGTCACGATTGAAAGTATGGCCACTAAAGAAGACCATGATTATGGCTTCGATATGTATTTTACTATCACGTTAAAACAATGGCGTGATTATGGTACTAAAAAATTAGTCATAGAAGAAAATAAAGATGGTACTGCTAATGCATCCGTTAAGACAGAACGCCCAACAGACAAAATTCCAGCTAAAGAAGTTAAATCTCCTAATGGTTTTAATAAAGCAACTCTACAAAGAGTGGTTAAACAACAATTTGGAGATACGAATAATCTATTTAAAATTGCCGCCTTAAATAAAATTGGTGTTCCATGTTATTTAGGTGCGACACAAGCTATTAGTATGTATGAAGAAGGAAAGGGAACAGATGCATGGATGAATCTCATTCTGAAAAAATAACACATGCTCCTCTTCGTGTTCGATACGAATTAATAGTGATGCATGATAGAAAAGACATGTATTTAATAGACCCGCAAGATGGGGTTACGCTTGACCGTAGCCCTGACCTTGCTCCAGCTAAATTATCCTTTAAAGTATTTAAAGACAAAGTACTTAATATTGAAGAAGGCGATTTAGTTAATTTTAAAGTAAATGGCAAATTAGTATTCGTTGGTTATATCTTCGAAAAGAAACGTTCTAAAGATAATTTTATTGAAGTAACGGCATATGACCAATGTAAATATTTAAAATCGGAAGGCTATTATGTATTTGATGGCAAAAAGACTGCTTCTGAATTAATTAAAGCATTAGCAGAAGACTTAGCTATTAAAGTGGGCGATATTACACCAACTACTTATAAAATTGGCTATATTTACGATGGTAAAACATACCAAGATATCATCCTAGATATGTTAAAACAAACTAGCATTTATTCGCCAGCTATACCTGTTATGAAGCCATTAAAAAAACAGACTGATAGTAACTTCACAGGTCCAAATGGTACGTATTATGAACAAAATGATATCGATTATTTAACATCTCATGGCTATAAACAAGAAGATGCATTAGCAGAACTAGCCAAGTCAGATAAATATAAAAAACAAGACGAAGAAATGAAAGAACGGAAACCTGTATATATTGCTTATGATGATAACGGTCTTTTGGTCGTTAAAGAATTAAACGACATGATAACCGATGTTCTCATTGATGCAACACAAGTAGGTGATTATTCTTATACTTCTTCTATTGAAGATACATTTACACAGATATTAGTAGTCCGTGAAGCTAATGTCATGAAAGATGGCAAAAAAACTAAAGAATTTTTGCGTACTGGTTCAGCTGCTGCTAAAAATGAAATAGCTAAATGGGGCGTACTTCAAAAGGTCATTAAACCAGACGATAAAAAAACTAATGTTATTGAATTTGCTAAAAACAAACTAGAGACATTAGCTAAAAAAACACACACATTACGATTAAAAGAATGTTTAGGTCATACAGAAATACGACCTGGTTCTGGTATTTGGCTTAACTTTAATGTTGGTGACCAAATTATTAATGAATTAGTGTATGTGCAAGCTGTTACTCATAACTTTAATAATAATAAACATGTAATGGACCTCGACGTTATTTATTTCGATAAACAAAAACCAGACATTACAGTTATCGATAATGGCGACGAAGAAATTAGAAAGAGAATTCAAGCTATGAATAAAAAATCTGGTGGTACTGCAAATGGTTCTGGTGCTTCTGGTAATGCTACAGCTACGAATGCTGGTGTACAAGCTGGCTTCGATTCTATCACTGGTACTACTTCTCCTTATGGTGATGTAGGCTGTGTCGATAGAGCTACAGCTGGTGGTTCTTACTATAATAGCGATTTAGCTGATGCGTATAATCAAGGTATTAAAGACGTACCTGGATTAAAAACATTTATGAATGGACGTGGTTATGCTATTGAATCCTTTAATGGTACAGCTAATCCTGGCGATATTTTAATTTATGACGGTGATGAACATGTCGTTATTGCCGATGGTGCTGGTGGCTGTGTAGGCAACAGTACTAAAGCTGGTTCTGTTATTCATTATTCAGACGTTAATTATGCTTATCATAATGGCACACCGCCTACTCATATTATTCGAACAGGTGTTAAATAATGGAAAACGATTTTAATAAAATACTCAACGTCATTAAATCAGCTGCTGTTAGTGCTGTTGAAAATACAAAGCCAGCTACTATGTTAGTTGGTTTAGTTGTATCTGAATCACCACTTCAAATAGCACTTGATTCTACTTTAATTATTCCAGAAGACCGCATCATGTTAACTAAAAATACATGTGAATGGACTATGGAAATGAGTGTTGACCATATCACAGAAAATAGAGCTGGTGGCGGTGGTTATGCAGAATTTGCTAGTCATAACCATGACTATAAAGGTAGAAAAAAATATCTAGTACATAACCAATTAAAAAATGGTGATTTGGTATGGTTATTTCAAGAAACTGGTGGCCAACGCTATATTGCCATTGACCGTGTATATAATCCAAATGAAGGGTGTACAACTAAATAATGGCATTAACTCCTATGTCTAGTCATAACCAACTTGATAGCAGTTTAGTTATGAAACGACAAACATCAAACACTTTCAGAGTCAGATACGAAAATGATTATAAAATAATCGGTATGTGTGATGACTATGAAGCTATGAAACAAGCTATCTTTAAAATAATCAATACAGAACGCTACAAATATTTAATATACGACTGGAATTATGGCATCGAATTAAATGATTTAATTGGTGAAGCTATTCCTTATGTATATGCAGAAATTCAGAGACGTATCACGGAAGCATTATTAGCTGACGACAGAATTGATAAAGTATATGACTTTAATTTCTCTAATAATGGTGGCGACGTATTATGTGTATTCTCGTGCGACACTATTTACGGCACGATTAATGATATATATAAAGAGGTAACAGACTATGTACGAAAATAAAACTTATGAAAATATATTAGCTGATGCCTTATTTAGAACCGATACTAAATACGATAAACGACAAGGCTCTATGATATATGATTCATTGGCTCCTTTTTCTTTTGAGTTAGCTGAAGCATATATTATGGCACAAGTGATTTTAAGACAAACATATGCTAAAACAGCTGACCGAGCTTTTTTAGAATTAAGAGCACTCGAATTTAATATCGTACCTCGTGGAGCTACAGCAGCTGAAGTCAAAGGCGTATTCGATAGAGCAGTCGATATCGGTACTCGTTTTAATTTCGAAGATTTAAATTTCCGTGTGATTGAAGCCATTAATTTGGCTAACAATGAATTTAAATTAATCTGTGAAACTCCTGGTGCTAAAGGCAATTATTGTATAGGACGTATCACTCCAATTAATAGTATTCCTGGACTACAATCCGCACAAATTACAGAAGTATTAGTACCTGGTCAAGACGAAGAAGATACGGAAGCTTTCAGAGAAAGATATATTCGTGCATTAAAATCTAAAGCCTACGGTGGTAATGGTGCTGATTATAAAGAAAAAGTACTCTCCGTTAACGGTACTGGTGGTTCTAAAGTTTACAGATGCTGGAATGGTGGTGGCACTGTTAAAGTCGTCTTCGTAAATAACGAATTTAATAAACCATCTGCTGAACTCGTTAAAGAAGTGCAAAATGTATTTGACCCTACTCCTAATCAAGGAAAAGGATATGGTTTAGCACCTATTGGTCATACTGTAACTGTTGAAGCAGCAGAAGAAGTTATCGTTAATTATGAAGTTCCTGTCGTTATGACAGCTGGCCATGAACCCAGTGAAATTCAAGCTGAATTAACCAAAAAAATAGAAGAACGTTTAAAGGTTAGACGTAAAGAATGGACCACTCAAGACGAGAAACAATTCTTAACGGTTAGAACTTCTGTAGTCACTTCTTTGGCTGTTGATTTAGATAAAGTAGTCGATGTAGGCGATATTAAAATTAATGGTAAAACTGTTAAGCGACTTGATTTAAAACCTCACCAAATTCCTAAGCTCGGTACTGTTACATTAACGAAAGGATAATCTATGACTATATTTGATAACTATACTCGTATCATTGATTTATCCGAATTTGCTGTACCAGTATCTGGCGAAACTGCTGAAATGCAAGAAATATATAGAGTCGAAAGCATCGAAATGCAAGCCTTATGGAATACGATGGTCGAAATATTCAGAGAACAATTTATTATGACTGCTGAATCTCATGGTTTAACGCAATGGGAAACCATATTGGATATTATTCCAGCTAATGACGATACCATTGATGATAGACGATTCAATATATTGTTAGCATTAGCTGGCCAACGTCCTTATACCGAAATTAAATTAAGAGAACTTCTTAATGGTATTTGTGGTGAAGGCAACTATCAAATTATTGAAGATTATAAAAATTATAATGTTCATTTTAAAGTATCATTGGGCGTTAAAAAACAACGTGATGCTGTATCTAAATTGCTTAAAGATTTAATTCCTATGAATCTTATCTATGATGTTGATTTATTGTATAACCGACATATTGATTTGGCACGGTATACACATAAAGAACTCGCTCAATTTACTCATTTTGTATTAAACCAGGAGGTCTTACCTAAATAATGGCTACTTATACAAAGAATATAAATTTACTTAAACCAGCTGAACAAGAAAAATACGATGTAAACCTTCGAAATAACAACTGGGATAAAATCGATAAAGCTATCGGTGATGGTAGTGATGCATTAAAAGCACATAAAAATGCTAACCCTATCGACCATCCAGATGGTAGTGTTACGACTCCTAAATTAAGAGATAAAAACGTTACGACTGAAAAATTAGCCGATAAATCTGTTACAGCTGCTAAGTTAGCCGACGATATTAACATGAAGTTAGATAATAGCTACGTTAAAAAATCTGGCGATAAAATGACAGGTCCTTTAGAGATAGATAAAAGTACCTATATTAGAATTAACAGAAAAAATGGAGCAGGATTCCATACTATCTCTGACGGTGGACTTGATAGTGATGGTGGTGGGACTAACTTAGACTTAGGTAGTTATACCGCTACTAGAGAAACTAACTTATGCTGTAGAAATAGACCTGGCTGGTTTGGCAAAGACGGGCAACCAGTATTTAAACCATTTATGACACTTCAAGATATTTCTGTTACTTATGGCAATATTCGTGACGGTCAGCAACTACCTATTCCAGATGGCTTCAACGAAAACGAATGTACATGGCTCTTATCTATGGACCAATCTAATGTCAATAGAATGTACTATGACATTGCTGAAGGCGGTGCTCGTAATATGCTTAATTATGAATGTTGGCGTAACGGAAGAACAGCACATGTTGGTGTTAGACTAAAAGGCTTAGATGGTGTCTCCCCTAGTTATGAAGGGAATTACATTAGACTTGAAGGTAACGGTAAAGAATATTGGGTTCCTGGTACTGCTAACTACATCTGTATTGCTGTTAAAAGGAGTTAATAATGGAACAAATTAAGCGTAAAGACGAGACATTATATATCGGCTCCGACTGGTCTCGTGTATACGAAATTAAAGGTGATATTAATTTAGCGAATGCTAAAGCTGTATGCAAAATCAGAGATAAAAATGATGAATTCTTAATTGAAGCCAATACAAGTATTCAAGATAATCGTATTTATATCAATATTAGCTCCGAAGCAAGCCTAAAAATGCCTAGAGATATTAAACAAGGCAAATACGATATCTTTATTATCGGCAAAACATATACCTATAAAATTATGATGGGTAGCATCACATTTATTCCAGACGTTAGTATGCACTAGGAGATTTTTATATGGATAATTTAGAAGTTGTTACAATCGAAGCTAGAATACCTAAAGTAGTCGATATCACAATTCCGACTAACGGTATTATTGGCACTGGTTATATTGCTGGTCCAGCTGGTCGTGATGGTCGTGATGGCTTAACTGGTCCAGAAGGTCCTCGTGGTCCACAAGGCGAACCTGGCCCTAAAGGTGAACAAGGTCCTAAAGGCGATGCTTTCACTTATGAAGACTTTACACCAGAGCAATTAGAAGCACTTAAAGGTCCTCGTGGTGCAGATGGTGATATTGGTCCAACTGGTCCACAAGGTAATACTGGCTTACAAGGTCCAAAAGGTGAACCTGGTAAAGATGGAAAACCATTTACTTATGATATGTTTACACAAGAACAATTAGAATCTTTAAAAGGACCAAAAGGTGATACTGGTTTACAAGGACCTAAAGGTGAACCATTTAGATATGAAGATTTTACTCCAGAACAACTTGAAAAATTAAAAGGACCAGCTGGTACTGGTGGTAATGTAGATTTATCTGCTTATCCTACAAAAAAATATTGCGATACTACATATGCCACTAAAACTAATTTAAATAGCTATTTAATGACAGCGAAGGCTAACGACACTTTTGTATCTAGAGTCTACGCAGATAATACATATGCTAAGAAAACAGATTTAAATAGCTATTTAATGACAGCGAAGGCTAACGACACTTTTGTATCTAGAACCTATGCAAATACTATATATGCGCAAAAGGGCTGGGCGTCTCAAACGTTTGCTTATAAAGGTGATTTAGGTAGTTTTATCAAGAAAAACGAGATTGCTCAATATGCATTAACACCTGGCGATGCTAGTACTCGTTACGTTAATAAAATTGAAGCTCAGTCTTTTGCTAAAAATGCAGATTTAGCTAATTACGTATCTAAAGCACAATATGATAAAGACATAACTGCTTTAATAGAACGTATTAAGGCGTTAGAAAGTAAATAGGTATTTAAATAATGGAACAAATTAAATTTGCTGGTATTCCTTATCTACATCTCGATGTGTATCAAGGTCATGACCATGTGTTCAATATTCAAGTCGAAGATGACAGTACAAAAGAAATTATCAGATATATAGAAGGCACTATCACATGTAAAGTACGACGTAATTCGCCACAAGGCGGTGTCGTACTTTCTTTTATGCCTACATTTAATACTGATACAAACTGCATCGACTTATTAATTAATAGCGAAGATACATCTTCTATTATGTTTAGCTACGACAATATTCAAGAAGAAACATTCTATTATGATGTACGTCTCGCTCACAATGAAAAAGATGAAGTGATTTGTTATGGTGATATGACAATTAAGGCTGGTGTTAGTCTATGATTAAAATAAATCGTGGTCAAAATAAAAATATCGTCTTATCCAAAGAAGCATTAAAAGAAATTCGTGGCTTATCTGCTTACGAAATTGCTAAACAAGAAGGCTTTACTGGTACCGTCGATGAATGGTTAGCATCATTAAAAGGTGCTAAAGGCGATAAAGGTGATACGTTTAAAATATCTGACTTATCACCAGAAGAATTAAATACAATTAAAGGACCTCGTGGTGAAACTGGTTATACTGGTCCACAAGGTCCACAAGGCATTCAAGGTCTTAAAGGCGATAAAGGTGATATTGGCCCTAAAGGTGATATTGGCTTAACTGGTCCTAAAGGCGAACAAGGTATTCAAGGCGTACAAGGTCCTCGTGGTGAACAAGGTCCTCGTGGTATTCAAGGTAAAGATGGTAAATCATTTACGTTAAGTCATACGTACTCTACCATAGAAAAAATGAATGCTGATGCTGACAATATTAATGAAGATGAATTTGTAGCCATCACAGATGGTCATATTTATCAAAAGGATAATGGCGTACTTATCGAAGTATTAAATATCCGTGGTCCACAAGGTATTCAAGGTGAACAAGGTATTCGTGGTGAAGTTGGTCCTAAAGGTGAACAAGGCATTCAAGGTCCAGTAGGTCCTAAAGGTGATGCTTTTAAATTTAGTGACTTCACAACAGAACAACTCGAATCTATTAAAGGTCCTCGTGGTGATAAAGGTGAAATTGGTCCAGAAGGTCCTCGTGGTATTCAAGGCCCAGAAGGTCAACGTGGCGTACAAGGTGAACGTGGTCCTATTGGTCCACAAGGTATTCCTGGCTTAACTGGTCCAGAAGGTCCAAAAGGCGAAAAAGGTGATACTGGTAAAGTTGGTCCAGCTGGCCCTAAAGGTGATGCATTTACTTTTGAAGATTTTACGGAAGCACAATTAAAATTATTAATTGGTCCACAAGGTCCACAAGGCGAACGTGGCATTATTGGTCCAAAAGGTGAACAAGGTGATATTGGTCCTCGTGGTCCAAAAGGTGATAGAGGTGAACCATTCTCTATCTATAAATCCTATTCATCTATTGATGCTATGAATGCTGACGTAAATAATATTCCTTTACATAATCTAGTCATGATTAGCACTGATACGAATAATGAAGATAATGCTAAATTATATTTAAAAGAAGAAACTGGTTTAACGTTCTTCGTAGATATTAGTGGTGCACAAGGTATTCAAGGTCCACAAGGCATTCAAGGTCCACAAGGTAAACCGTTTACATATTCTGATTTTACAACAGCTCAATTAAAAGCAATAACTGGTCCGAAAGGTGAAACTGGTGCTAAAGGTGATAAGGGCGAAAAAGGTGATGCTTTTAAATATACTGATTTTACAGCTACTCAATTAAATGGATTAAAAGGCCCTAAAGGTGATACTGGCTTAACTGGTCCACAAGGTCCTCGTGGCGAACAAGGCTTAGCTGGTCCAACTGGTCCACAAGGTCCAATCGGTAGAGCTTTTGTGTATTCTGATTTTACACAAGAACAATTAAATGGTTTACGTGGTCCACAAGGTATTCAAGGTCCTATTGGTTTACAAGGTATTCAAGGCGTACAAGGTCCGCAAGGTAAAGGTGGTTTAACTCCAGAAATTGCTTTTACTCTCGAAGCAAACGGTGACTTGTTTGTCGATATTAGTTACAAGGAGCGTACATAATGGCAAAATTTTTATTAGGCAATTTAAAAGGTCCTAAAGGTGATAAAGGTGACCCAGGTCCTCGTGGTCCACAAGGTATTCAGGGCCCTCCTGGTACTGCTGAAAATATTGATTTAACTCCTTTCGTTAAAAAAACCGAGAATACGACTCTTACAGGTCAATATACGTTTACTAACAATACGCCTATTAAGCTTAATGGCTACAACGTTGTATCTGAAAATAATCGTGTATTATTTAAAAATGCAGATAATAAGAATGTATTTGCTTTCGATGCCGATACGATTACACATAACGATAAGTCTTTACTTACACAAGATAAAGCTAATACGTTATATGCTCCAATCGGTGATTATGCATTAAGAACAGCACTTAATTCGTATGCTACTAAGACAGATTTAAATAATTATGTGACTACGGCAAATGCTAATACTACATATGCAAAAAAGACAGATTTAAATAATTATGTTACAACAGCTAGTTTATCTGGATATGTAACAACTGCTAACGCTAATACTACTTATTTAAGCAAAACAGATGCTGAAAGCACATATGCTAAAAAAACAGATTTAAATAGTTATGTTACTACTAGCCAATATAATTCTGATATGAATTCTTTATTGATTGCATTAAGAAACGTTAATAATTAAAAGGAGAATACTATATGGCAATACAAGATTTAATTAATGAAGTAAATAGTATTCAATCTAAAAAACAAGCTATTAAAGAAGCTATTACAGCTAAAGGCGTAACTTCCGAAGGTAGATTAAGCAAATTTGCCGACGAAATTAAGCAGATTACCACTAGCGAACCCGACTGGTATATCGTTAATAAATTCAGATACGATAACGGCAACGAAGCTCTATACGTTAGAACTAGTGATAAAAATGCCGTTAATGCTGAAAAATATCAGATGGTCGAAATCGGTGGTGGCGTTACGAGAAGCAATAGTATTAGCAATACTTTTAATTATGGCTATAACGATGACTTAGGCATTACTAACGGGACCTACTTTCCTCGAGAAACAGCTTATCGTAGTTTTACGACAAGAGTATACTCTAGTGTCGTATTCGACGGCCATAACGATAATCTTAAATTAACATTTTACAACGGTAAGGATATTGTATTTAACGACGTTAATGTTTATAACTGGTTAAAGGGCTACAGAAATCAGCCTCTAGCCGACTTTAATACTCTTTATCTGAAATCCGACGGTATTTCTGGTAAAGCAGCTAAGACTTTAAAAGACTTTTTAGCTTCTTCTAACGAAACAAGAATATCGACACTAGGAGAATATGGACAAAATCCGTTGTTATTAATAGATTCATCTATTATGATTCTAGCGATGAATCTTAAAGAAATGCCTAAAACAGGCTTTATTTATTTCTCCGATAAAACAGTCGAGGCTATTTCTTTAATTCCAATATCTTATACAAATAATAATAGTAATGCTCCATTTTATGAGAACAAAGAACAATTGTATGGCAACTTGTCTCCAGGAAACTATATCCACTTGTATAAAACTGATTATTTTTTAGCTGTATTTGTTAGTGTAAACTTCGTTATCGATAGTAATGGTCAAAAGCATAAAAATATCGAAGTGTATATATACAAAATCACTAGAGTAGATGGTTCTAATATAGATATTAGTAGAATCGCCGATAAACCATTCGAGCTTTATTTAACTTTCTCTAGTCGAGCACAACGACAATTACAACAAGCTTCTACTCCAAAGGTATTTAGAAGACAAGTATTAGCAGCTAATGGTACTCCAGAACCTAAACCTATGTACTTGAATGGGTTAGATATGCTCGGCAGATTTGCTGGTGTACGTGGAAAATTCCTTGATAGTCTTGATGAAATTAATAATCTATTTTCAAGTGAACGTGGTACTGATATGGTAGAACATCGAAGTGTTCCTTATGGTAAAGGTCCATGGAAAAGTATGGTTATACCGCCAGACTTAGGTAAAGCAATTAAAACAAAAGCACCGATTAAGGCTTTTATTAGATTAAATGATAATACTAATAATATGACTTTTGTTGAATTTGAAGAAATTCCAAATGATGGAAAATTTACTTTTAGTGTTGGATATGGTCAATATGGTTTAGCCGTTTTTCAAAAAGGTATTAACAATGATAACCGTGTAGTAGCTGTTTTTCTTGATAATTTAAGTCAAGATAAATGTAAAATTTATCGACTTAAAAAAGCTGGCACGAATCAATATATTACAAACGATTTATTCGATACAACTCAAACAGATAATCAGCTTTTTATAACAGCTAATAAAGAAACGATTGACCATATTAACAAAACTCCATTAGCAACAGTTTGGACCGAAATTCAAAATATATTAGCTCATAAAGAAGATTATGAAGCCTACTCTATAAGCAATTATACTTACAAAGAATAAGGAGACTTTATGACTACAGCAGAAATCATAATGGCTGTGATAGCCACATTCACATTTATCGGTGGCGTATTAAAAGGTGTCCACGAATTCGAAAATGACCGTGCTGATAGAAAAGCATTTGAAAAGCGAATTATAGCCGTGCTCGAAATGATTCAAGGTCAATATGCTGAAATCTCAAAACAGATTGAGGCTTCTCGTGAAGACAGACGTTTACTTGACAAACGTATCGGTATTCTTGAAGAAGCCCTTCGTTTAGAACACGCACGTATTGACAGTATGAATTCCAAAATCGAAGCATTATATATTAAATTTCAATAATAAGAGAAAAGAGGCCATATGGCCTCTTTTTATTATGCTTATTATTTTTACATATAAAGAAGGTTATTTATGTTAAATAACGATAAATTACAAGCTATGATTCAAGGAATAGCTGTAGGCGGTCTTGTCGTTGCATTAATCATGTCTATTATTTATGACCGCACAGAATTATCCACGAATATAGCTTCTGGTTTAGTCGGCTTCATTGGGGGAGCTGCTATTATACGAAAGGGTGATGACAAATGGCATTAGGTGATTTAAGTGCATCTTACGAATCTAACGGTAATCCTGGCTGTGTTAGTACAGGGGCTGGTGATTTAGGTGGTATTTCTTATGGTGCATATCAATTAGCTAGTAGTGTAGGCAGTGTAGATGCATTCATTGAATGGGGCATTAATTATGGTGGTTTTTATGCTGACTATGCAAATGCTCTTAATCAATACGATATTAATAGCGATGCTTTTATTCAAGAATGGAAAAGTCTCGCAGAGACAGATTATAATGGCTTCTTGCAAATGCAACATGATTATATTAAATCTGAGTACTACGATACAGCATGTCGTTATTTAGCTAATAATGGTTTACATGCTGATAACCATTCAGATGCATTGAAAGATGTTATCTGGTCCAGAGCTGTACAATATGGCCCTGGTAATGTAGTCGATTTATTTAATGAAGCATTAAGATATGTTCCTGGTTATACAAACGAATGGAATCTATCATGGGTAGATGAGTTACGTTTCGACTATGATTTAATCGTAGGTGTGTATGAATCTAATAAAACAGACGAATGGATATCTGATTCGCTTAGCGAAGATGTGTATGAAGGTGTCTATAATCGTATGGAAGAAGAAAAGCAAGAAGCACTTGCTATGTTTACAAAGGAGATACAATAATGAACCCTATGGTACAAACTATTATTAATGATGCAGTTGAACTAGCTAAAGAAAATGCTATTTCTATTTTAAAGAATTTAAATACTGAAGATATTCATAAACTCGTAGAAGCAGAAATGGCTAGTATTATGAATCCATTGGAAGACGAAATTAAAACGACCTCTTCTTATTGGGTTAAAATTAGAAATCGAATGTATGTTCTGTTATTGAAAAATAGTGTAAACAGCATCGTTAAATCTGTAGAAAATAAAATACGTACTCTTTAAGAGATATAGCCCTGGTTATTATTAGCCAGGGCTTTTCTTTTTATATACGATGTGATATTATGAATACAATATGAAAGTGTGTTGTATTTTATAAGGAGTATGTATTATGGGAGCTGTTATTGGAATCGTTATTTTTATTTGGATACTTTGGGAGATTGTAGATTGGGTTACGCCTAGTGCACACGAACGACTAACTAAGGTTTTAGAGGAAATATATGAAGACTTAAATAGCGTTTCAGAAGTAGTAGAAAAATTACCTAATGGTTTTCGTTGGACTACTCTTTTATTAGGCAATAAAATCGATACAGATATCTACATAACGGCAGAAAAAAAAGAAGACATAAATAAAGTGCTCTGGTCTAAACTATATGACGAAAATGACTATAAATCTGGCATACTTTTCCGTTTTATGCTTCCAACGGCAGAAAATGCACCCACTTTAGATAAAATAGCCATAGAATGGGCAAATGACTATGCTGCTACTATATGTGACCCAAGAAAAGTTCGGCCAGTTTTCAGCAATCTCATAAAAAAGAACGATAAAGTGTACTTAGAGCTCAGTATTTTTGTCCCGTTAGATGGCGAAGATGTTAATGGAATAAGAGATGAATTTAAAGACCATAGCAGGTATGAAGTTATAAAACACCTTACACTCAGTTGTTTTGAACAATGTTTTGAATTTATAGACGTTCACAACGAATATAGAGGTATTAAATAGTTTCCCCTTCAGTTTCCCCTTAGCTATATATAATAATATATATATAGTGGCTATCTATCATAATTAATTAAAATCCCACCCTCTCCGCCACATTAGAAAGCCCTTTAGGTCATGCCTAGAGGGCTTTTTATTGTATGATGATAGAATAACTAGTATATAAAAAATTTAGTAAATAAAAAGTAGGATTATTGCTGCTGCTGTACATAAAGGTACAGGTAGTCAGACCAATAATCCTACTTTTATTTTAAGATAGGTGATATAAATTTATTTGTCAAGAATGTAGATTAAAAGCTAGGTATATATTATGTGCAATTATAGCAGATTGTAATTGAGAAGCTGTGATGGGGATTTTAACAATCTTTGAAGTTTGTAAAATACCCTGTATTTATAGTATGATAGCTTTATATGTTATTTTTCTGTAGAAAGGAGCTCGTATGAATCGACTTAGTTTCTCACGAACTCAGATTTTAATTCTTGTCAGCGTATGGCTCACATTTTTGATTAGTTTTGTTATGCGCTTATCTTGGGCGTCCTTAATGCCTATTGTTAATGAAGCGTTGAGTTTCACGCCTCAAATGGGTACGGCTTATTTATCCGCCTTTTATATGGGCTATGCTATCATGGTTTTACCAGGTGGTATCTTAGCGGATCGCATTGGCTACCGTTATACCATTTTGGTGAGCTTGCTTTCTATGGCGCTCATTACGGCATTGATGAGTACCATCGATAATTACACCTATGGCTGGGTATTGCGCTTCTTATTAGGTATTGTATCTGGTCCTGTACAAGCATCTTGTTTAAGTGCTATTGGGGACTACTTTGGTCCTAATCAACGTGGTGCTGCAGTGGGGATCTTTATGTCCTGTACATCCCTTGGGTTGACAACTGTAAACCTTTACGCACCATATGTAGCCACTAATTATGGTTGGCAAAATGCATTCCTTTTAACAGCCGTATTACCAATCCTTGTGTTCATCCTCAGCTATTTTACTGTTCGTAAACCAAGCGCTGAAATCTTGGCGCAACGGGAAGCAGAGGCGAGTGCTGCGTCTGCGCATGTAGGCGAAAAGACTTCATTAAAGGAAAATTTGCTACATGTTTTGAAAAATCGCAACATTTGTTGTCTTGCCTTTGCAGGCTTCTTTGCTACCGGTGCTACCTGGGCGGTGGCTCAATGGTCAAACTTGTACC